GAAGCCATTGGAATCCTCAACACCCGGCTTACCAGACTGGAATCAGACATTATCCGTAGAACTGCCGAGCGGTGGACGAGAACGGACCAATCAAGACACGATAGCGAAAGAAGCCGTGATGCGCTTACAACAGAGCGCCGGTTGACTGCGTTAGAGCGCCTTGTTGATCGTGAGATTGAAAAGCGCGAACAGAACTGACATTGACGGAGAGATAGATGTCGCTGAACAAAAAACAAGTCATTTTCACGCGAACGGTTGGCGTTTGGTTGGGCAAGGTAGACAAAAAGGGCATTGAAGTTATCCTGGCTGAAGTCTATCGGCCACCAGCTATGGCGAAGATCTACGCCGAGCAAGGCAAAGGCATTGTTAATAGCGTACACACTAAGAAATTGGCGTTTGATGCGTTCATATATCTGAACGGTACGGTCACTTGGAATGCTGAGGACTACCGCGAGATAGGCGAGCTATGGAAAAGCCTTCATCCCCTGGCGCGGTGGGGTGGAGATTTCAAAGGTCGTGATGCTGTACATTTTAGCTTTGAGCACAATGGAGTCAAATAGTAGTGGATGGGCTTCCAAGGCTATCGCCTAAACAACAAGTGGCTGTCGCTGCGTTCAAAGCAAACGGTGGTGACAAAGAGGCTGCATATCTAACAGCATTCCCGGCCAGCATGAACTGGAAGCCTGAAACGGTAAAACGTAAGGCTGACGATCTGTTCAAGCTCAAGGCGGTAATTGCCAATGTCAAAGGCAAGCGGCCACCAAAACCCAAGCGGGTGGCTAAGACTAAAGGTATGCGCGCACCTTCTAAAACGCCGCGGCCACCACCACCAGTGCCAAAAACCAAGCTGACACCTGAAGTCAGAAAGATCATAGCGACTTATGCCGACGACTATGCACGGCATCATCATCCCTATCCGTCCGTTGTTGGCCTCGCTGCTGCCTGCAAGGTTTCATCACAGACGATCTACGAGTGGTCGCGCAATCCTGACCATGCTGAACTTAGCCTGCCTGATGTATTAAGGCGGATAGAGAACAATCAGCACATGAAGTTGATTTACAGTGGGTGGGGCGCAGAGCAAGGTACTGGCCATGCGAACATCACGAAAATGATGCTTGAGCGCAAACATGGTTATGAGGACATTCAACGAATTGAGCACACTGGACGCGATGGCGGGGCAATACAGACTGCCAGTGTTGCGATAACATCGGGCATGCCGGTAGATGAGGCGACCAAGCTTTACCGGGCTTTGATGCGGGAATAGGTTTAGTTTAGGAGAGGGTGATGCCTGAAGTATTTACACTGAAAATGTTGCACGATGCGGTCCAAAAAGCACAAGCGAATCAACTGAGAAAGACCGAGTTTTATCGGGTGGTGGTGTCGCCAGAAGAGGCGGCTGACTTAGGGCTTGCACTCGGCACCTACATGATTTCACATCCGATCACTATGGCTGATATGGCTAATGGCTGAAGCTGTCGCCATCGAAGAGTTCGATTACCTACACCCTGATTACACAGAAGTTTTCAAAGAGCGAGCAGAGCGCCTTATGCGCTTGCGCCGCGATCCTGCGCTATTGGCTGCTGCCAAGATCCACTATAAAGAAAACCCTTGGGACTTTATCAACGACTGGGGTATGACGTTCGATCCGCGAAAGCTGGATGATGGCGAAACGCCACACATGCCATTCCTGCTATGGCCAAGGCAGCGTGAGTATCTGGTCTGGCTGCAAGGTATGTGGAAGAACAAGCATAGGGGTCAGGTTGAAAAGTCGCGTGATGGTGGTGTCAGCTGGTTAAGTGTCGCCTGGGCCTGCACTAACTGGCTGTTCGTGCCGGGTTTCGTTGCTGGCTTTGGCTCACGTAAGGAAGAACTGGTAGATAAGACCGGCGACAACAAGGCGCTGTTCTACATGGTTCGCTACTTCATCGATAACATACCGGTGGAATTCAAGCCTGAAGGCTTTAGCGAGCGATTGCACAGTGCATACATGCGCATGAATAACCCTCAGACTGGTGCTGCCCTGGTGGGTGAGGCTGGTAGCGAGATCGGTCGAGGCGGTCGCACATCGGTTTATTTCGTCGACGAGGCTGCATATGTGGCTGATCAAGTGAGTGTCGATACTTCACTGTCGGCCACCACCGAATGTCAGATAAACATTAGTACCTTCCAAGGTTCCGGTAATCGTTTCTTTATGATGAATCAGAAGCTGAAGGCCGAGACACCTGAGAAGGTATTTATCTTTGATTGGCGCGATGATCCCCGCAAAAACGAAGAGTGGGCGCGCAGAAAGCAGGCAGAACTAAATGATGAGGTCATATGGGCGCAAGAGTACGAGCGCGATCCGTATGCGTCACAGACTGATAGCTTCATACCCGCCAAGCATGTTCTTGCTGCAATCGATGCGCACCTGAAGCTGGGCTTTGATGGGTCGGGTATCCGTGCAGCTGGGTTTGATCCAGCTGATACCGGTGATGCGAAAGGATTTGCATTCCGTCATGGGTCGGTTTTGTGGGAGTGCGAAGAACTGCACGATGGCGATATCACGTATGCGATCCCCTGGGCGTATGACAAAGCGGATGCTTTGCGCGCGGAAGTGATGGGTTTCGAGGCTGATGGCATGGGAGCGCCAGCAATGAAGCTGGCATTCCAAGACCGTAGCGGTGAGCGCATGCGTGTCGAGGCATGGCATGGAAGCGCGGGTGTTGATGATCCTGATGGCGTGTATCTCAAGGCAAACACCCCGCAAGGCGTTGATAAGACCAACCATGACGCATATGCAAACCATAAAGCGCAAGACTGGGATAAGTTGGCCACACGGTTTAAGAACACATATCAAGCGATGCAGCGGCAGGAGCAGGGTTTTATGATCAATGCAGATCCTGACGATCTAATATCTTTAAGCTCTGAGTGTACGCACCTGGATGCGCTAAAAGCTGAGTTGTCGAGTCCGAAGCGCGAGTGGACAGATAACGGCAAGATCCGGGTCGAGGGTAAGAAGAAGATGAAGGCGCGGCAAATCAAGAGTCCAAACCTGGCGGAAGCGTTGGTGGTGTGTTTTTCTATGCGCAAGCCAGTACCGGGCCGTAAGCGATCGCCAATGCGCACAAGCGGTCGGAGGGCGTTGAAAGATAGGGGTATGGGATATTGATTAAGTTAACAAACCACAACTGATGAGAGAGAGAGAATGAAATACGTGACACTACTGATACTACTGTTTGCAATGCCTGCTATGGGCCTTGGCGAAACACCACCACCACCAGAATCGGCCCCTAATCTATCGGCTGATTCGGCAGCAGCTGCTTTCTCCGCGTCGCTGTCTGCATCTATGTCTAAGAGCAATTCAACGTCTGATGCGGTGGCATCCTCAATAGCTAAGGGTGGTGATTCGACATCGGGCGCGTCGATAGGCGACATTGGCAATACGGCATCTTCTGAGGGGTCGAGTGCATCTACTGGTGATGTGATTGTCAGCACCAAGGGCAGGAAAAATTCAGCCTTCACAGCGTATGCGGGTACGGGCATGAACACTGCAGATATGCTGGTGTGCTTTTCCCTGGCGGGGCAGACGCGGGGCGCTGGTGCGAGCGGAATAAAATGCTGGCTGCAGCGAGATCTGTATGCAAACTACCGGGCAGGACTGCATGCGGCGGCTGGCCGGTTTGAGGCTTCAGCAAAGGCGCAGTGCTCCAAGCCCCTGTTTTCGGCTGACTTTGATGATGTTGCGGATTGTCGCGCCAGTGTGTATCAGTCGCTGATAGACCAATCTATGCAGGCAGAACTGTCGGCTGTTGATTATGAGCAGCTGCTGAAGGATCAGGCATTTGAGTATGAAGAGAGGCTTGAGATTATGAGTCGCATGATCGATGAAGCTGCGGGGTTATCTGCAAAAAAGTAACGTCGCCGCTATATGCAACTGTAGCGGCGGAAGAGAGCGAACCGGATCAAGATGAAGTTGAAGATCAGCTGAAGGCAGAGTTGCGTAAGGTACGTGCAGAGCTGGCTAAGCAAAAGCGGGAAACTGGTGAGGGGTTGCGCCGGGTGCAAGAACAGCTGCAAGATACCTACGCGCCGATAGATTTGGAGCAGAAACGTGCAATATCGGAATGAAATAATCGTGGCGGTGATTGCTGCGGGGATAGGCTTTAGCGTGAATTACGTGTTGGCCAATATGCAGGAAGATTCTGTTGCCGGTGATCATGCGCGCATTGCGAGTGCGCCAGCGGTGAAAGCCCTGGCTGCTTCTGTGAAGGCGAATGCTGACAAAATGGAAGCATTGGCGCTTACTGCTGCAACGATTCAAGCGAATCAAAGGGCGATAGTTCAGAATCAGGACCGGATCTTTAACGCGATAACGAATGCAGGAGAGAGCCCCTAGTTCAGCCCACTTGCCGTTACGCTAACGCTGCTGGTTCTGCCAACTCCCCTCGGCGCAGCTGGCACTTAGCACCCCCCTACGGCGGGTGGGCTGGATACTTACTAGCAACGTAGCGCCAAAACAGGTATTTTCGCTCCGGTAATCATCGGAGCCCATCCCCATGGCCGAAGCATTCGACCTACCTGACGAACAAGACGAAACCGACGAGCACGAGCAAGACGAAGCTCTTGACCTGGCTATGCTTGATGCCCTGGCTATGACCATTGCTGAAAAGAGGCGTGAGGCTATATCAGGCCGTGCGCAGTGTGGCATTGAGCAGGAGTGGGCAGAAGATCAGGAGTTTTATGAAGGTATCGATGATGCGAACAGAGGCGAGTCGGGAGGGTATCGTTCTAAGCCGCCTGGTCAGATAGGGTTGGGTGATGAAGGTGAAGAGGGCGACGATTCGACAAGCTCTACGGTCTTTCCCAATATCACAAGGCCATACGTTGATGCAGCAGCTGCGCGTGTAGGCGATATGCTTCTGCCTACTGATGATCGTGCGTGGCAGATTAAGCCGACGCCAGTACCCGAACTGATGGACCTGGCCGAGTCGTTGCCCACTAAGAGCGAGCGCGATGAAATATCAAAGCGTTATGACAATGAGGCCCAAGGACCGGAACGGGCCAATGCGGTGATGAAAGACGAGGCTGATCTGATTAAGAGCAAGCTGCCGAAAGATATACAGGGGCAGGTTGAGAGCGAGGCCATGAACACGTTTGGTGAAGGATCGCCAGCGTATCAGGGTGAGGAGGATTACCAGATGCGCCTGCAAAAGACGTATCTTGACCTGGCTGACTCGATTACTGCAGATATGGAAGTAGCGACGAAGGGTGCCAAGAACGCGGAACGGCGCATTGATGATTGGCATACCGAATGCCAGTACCACACCCATATGCGTGATGTGATCGAGGGTACAAGTCGATTAGGTACGGGTGTTGCTAAGGGGCCGATACCGGTCAAGAAGCAGCACATGGCGTTCAAAAACGGCAAAATCATT